TTTGATCTTCTCAAAGGCAATCACTGCTGGCAACAGAAGAACAGCAGCGGGTTCTTCACTCAATTCTGCCCAAATTTTGACTTGGTCACTGGACATTTCTAGGTACTTGGCAGCGTCATCATAAGCGATGAGAGCTAGGATTGAATCACTAGTTGCATTATAAGCCGCAGCCCTAGCCGCATCCCAAGCCGCATCCCTAGCCGCAGCCCTAGCCGCATTCCTAGCCGCAGTCCTAGCCGCATTCCTAGCCGCATTCCTAGCCGCAGCCCTAGCCGCATCCCTAGCCGCATCCCTAGCCGCAGTATAAGCCGCATCCCAAGCCTCTGGATGTGCTTTCACTGATGCAATAATGCGGTCAATGTGCCCTGCATTGGGTAGGTGACTCCAAGCGTTCATGCTGCCTTCATCTCTCGGATTCGTTCAAATGCCATCACTGTTGGCAACAGAAGAACAGCAGCCGGTTCTTCACTCAGTACTACCCAAATCTTGAGTTCATAGCTGCTCATCTCTAGATACCTGGCGGCGTCATCATAAGCGATGAGAGCTAGGATTGAATCTCTAGCCGCAGTCCATGCCGTACTATAAGCCGCATCCCAAGCCGCAGCCCTAGCCGCATACCATTCTGCATCTCTTGCCGCATTCCAAGCCGCATTCCAAGCCGCAGTCCTAGCCGCATTCAAAGCCGCAGTCCTAGCCGCATTCAAAGTCCTAGAAGTCCTAGCCGCAGTATAAGCCGCATCCCAAGCCTCTGGATGCGCTTTCATTAACTCAATAATGCGATCAATGTGCTCTGCGTTAGGCAGATGACTCCAAGCGTTCATGCCTTGATCCAATAGTCTTCTTCTTTGAGAACCAACGACTCAGCACCATCATATTCCTTGATCCTGAATTCAGCACCTTCGGAGACCCACACTACCGTCAGACCATCAACGCCGCCAAGATAGAAATCGTCTCCGTAGGTCTTTTCAACATAGGATTCAATCTCATCGTGCTGACTCTCTAGCAACATCTCGACCACCACAGGATCAAACAGCAGTTCTTCCTTGCAGTGCCAAGAATACCAACCAGCACCAAATCCCGGGCTGATGAGAACAGCAACCTTGCCATCACGGATTAGTTTGTTCATCTTGTGGCTCCTACTTATTGTTAGGGTTCAAACGACTCAAAAGATCATCAATGTTTTTGAACACTTCAGAACCATTACTGCTAGTTCGCAGCAAGATGAAGTTGCGATTGAAGATCCTCACTTCAGCGTCCAGCGACCTTGCACAACCAAATGTCACTGACTTGTATGGGCGACCGTTGGTGTTAGTGTGAGCACTGGTCAACACACCATAGGGAGCATTGTAATAGTGCTCGTGTTCCTTGAGAAACTGGTAGACTGATTCTTGAATTTCAAGACTGTTCATTACAGTATCTCCCGTCTCGTGGATGATGTAAGTATTATAGCTGAATTCAGAATAAAGTCAATAAAAATCTGTCTCCTAACTATGCTTTTCTTTCTCGGTGACCCTCCCTGGTCCGCGAGATTGCCTAGCTACTTGACTCGCAGGTAAACGATTGTCGGAGTGTAACACTCGCTCAACACGATATCCACCCTGACCATTTGTGCCTCGCCAAGTCTCCCAGACCACACAAATCTTCTCGTCTGGCCATGCGCACTTTTCTTTGAGAACACGAATCTCACGAGACACTAGACCACCAGCTGCTAGAGTCCTGATCTTGTAATTTTTAGATCCTTCACGGAGTAGAACACCACGTTCCCAGTTGTATTCTGTCAGGTAATAGATTTCTTGATTTTCAAGACTGTTCATTTGCGTTCTTCATTTGCTCAGTTTTGGCAGCACGCTTGCCTGCGGTGTACCACGGTCGCGAAATTGCGTTTCTTGCCGGGACGCGAGCGCCCCAAGTCTGACCGTCGTAGCCTGCCCAAAAGGCAGCCGCCCAGCTATTGCCCGCTCTGCCAACGCATTCGCCAGAGCTTGTGTAGGCAAACAGGTTTCGCCCTCGTTGAGAGTAGTGAGCAAGGATACTGGATATTTCCTTCTCTACCTGTTGTTTACGTTCGTTCATCATACAGTCATTATAGGGTATTTGAGATCAAAATGCAACCAAAATAACTCTAACAAAATCAATGACTTAGCGTTTACCGATCAAAAAGTCCTGAATTTTCTCTTCACGGTCTTCAATACCCAGCTTCTCCGCAAACTGACCTAGTAATTTTTCATCATAATTACCAGGATAGATGCTGTTGTGAATCTCTAGATATCCTGCCAGTTGGGCGGAGGCATAGGCTTCTGGACCAAATCCAAACACACTGTATAGAGCATGACGATAGCTACCCTTATCTACGATCTCAGCTTGATAGATCCTGCGCGTGACCGCACAGAAATAATCCAGCTGGTCCTCTTTGCTTAGTGCATTCCACTTGACTTCAGATTCTTGTTCTGTCTTATTCATAGCTTCATTCCAGACTTTACGGAATTCTGCTAGATCTTCTGAAAAACTTTTCGCAGGTTTGTTATTTTTTTCTTGCTCGTCAGACATAGGATGCCTCCTGATACTACTTATCATCCCTAAAACGAACGAAGCGCGGGAAGCGCAACGAATATGTACCATCTTGATTCTGTGTAACAGCATCAGCAAGAATCTCAGCAGTGCGACCGATAACCTGAGGGCTGTTCTGCCAATAATCATCGCGATCTTCATCACTAAAGCCACTGCCTACATTGACAGTGATCTCTTTGCCATCATCGATTCCTGAGCAGATCAGAGCACCAAGTCTGCCCTCATTACGCCCAGTACCTTCTTCGACTCCAACTACTGCGAGATCAACAGTGATGGTCGGCTTGTACTTAAGCCAGAATGTATTACGCTTGCATTCATATGGTGCTTCAAGATCCTTGATCATAGCGCCCTCAAATCCCTGAGCAACAACATCCTTACAATAACGATGAAACTGATCTCTACCACTGCCAGTATCAAGATCAACATTAATATGCGGAAGCAATTCGACATTTGGCATTCGATCAAACACAGGACGCAGTGACTCCAAAATACCGATTCGCTCACGCAGGGACTTGTTCCAGCCACCACGAATAAAATCATTCAGTGGAATCACATCAAAAATATTAAACACACTATCAGTTGCCTGAACATTTTCCTTGCGGCGAGCCTGACGCATCAATTCTTGGAAAGTGTTGCCAATTACCTCGCCATCAAGTACAAAACCATTTGCAAACAGCCTGGGATAATGTCCCATTAAGTGTTGAATATTGGCCTTGATCTGATTTTCAATGTGGCCAAAGTTCTCGAAAACTTTACCGTTCCTACTGAAACAGGTTGCTTCGCACTGGCCAGAGCTATTGACTCCAGTAACATACATCAGCACACGCACGCCGTCCAGCTTCGGTTCAAGACGCTTAAGCCCTCGCATCTCAGGCCTTCCCTCATTGTTGGTGGCAAGCTGACAGCCAAAAACTGGAATTTCGTATGCGGTCTTCTTGCAGATTTTATTGATGGTCTTCTCGGACACGCCAGCACGCAGGTCCTTGCAGATGACCGCACGGCAAAATCCATTCCATTCTTCACTGTCAAATCGCTGACTCATCAGTTCAATCGCTTGACGAGCAGCATTACCAGTCAACTGACGCTGACTCAACTGATCTAGTAGAACCATGAAATCAGACCATGGATTTTCCTGATCAGTCAAACCTTCAGTGACAGGAATCTGCTTGATACCATAAGTGATATACGGGTTATAAGCATCGCGAGCAAGCTTTAGAAAATTGATTGCGTTAGTACTGTCGAGTTTGGCAGCGGTAAGCGCACTCTTGATCACTGCTTCCTTGTGAAGTCTGCTATCAGATTCGTTCAACTTAGCGATCCAAGAAAAAGACATAGAATTTCTCCGTCAAAAATAACTACAATCTATACTACTAAAAGTAAGCCCAAATGTCAAGTGTCCTCATTCGGCTGTCTCCTTTTCACCTTTGATAAGTTTTACTAACTTTTTTTGATGGACTGCTACTTCCTTCTTTTTTCGTTGATCGGTGTGGTTATTGCCCCATAGCATTCTATCATAATCGCGTGCCCATTTGACTCCTCGAATAAAAAGAGAAATTTCTTCAACAGTTGAAAACAACAGAATCTCAGCATCACGCGCATATACTGGTAAATCTTCTACCGTGTTAGCGCGAAGTCCTGTATACGACGAATTGAATAATCCTGGCGCAAGTTTAAATCCAATCGCAGCAAGATCCGCTTCTAGCTTTTTGATCTTTTTTACATCGTCCCAGTTCATAACTACTCCCTTATTCCGATAACTTAGAAAATATGTATACTTTTTCCAAATCTGCCGCAAATTCAGGATACACCAAGTTGAGTTTTTCAATAGACATATCATTATATCCTTTATTACGTTTTTTCTCATGGTGCTCCAAATATCTGGCGTATCATCTACCACTTTGCTGCGGAGCTTTCCTCCCCTGCGACCCCATATTGTCAGAATTTTCCCATGCCTAAAAAATAAATCGTCTGAATCAGAGGTAGACAAATTGATAGCTATCCAGACTTTATCGTGTTTACCTTCGTTGCACCATCCTATGTAGAGATAATCAATCATTCACGATTACCTTCACTCTTGAAAGACGAGTGCAATTGTCTGCCTGAGACTTTACTCGACCTGCAATAGTAATCCTTGATCCAATCTCAAGTGCAAGTTTCAGACTGAATCTAACAGGCTTCTCGTCATCAGTCAAGAATCTTACATAATGGGTGACCCACGCTTTAGAAAAAACACATTCAAGAACGGTGCCACTGATCGTTACCTTTTCACCAATCTTGCCAACATAACCAGATGAAAAGGCAAATCGCATGTCTGCGTCAATACGAGCCTTGATCGTGGGCCAAATGTTCGGCAAACAGGCGATCAATCCAAAATTCTTCATCGACTCAAAGCTTTCCATTTCGCTAGCCAAATAAACAGACTGTTCAAATTGACTCACGTTTGGCTGACTAAGCATCCTGAAAGGCAACGCCCTAAAGTGAGCACGGCAGGCCTGACCTTCTATATGATCTTCGTCAGTAATAATATCTGATGCTTCCAAAAACTTAGCCATAAGACTACGATTGCTAGGCATTTGGTATATGGTGTTATCTTCTTTGGTGCCCATTACAACATCGCCAGCACGAACATATTGTCCGTTAACACGATAAGCGGCGAAGGCAGCGGCCCAAACATCTTCTGCACGATACATATAAATGACTCGTAACTAGGAGGTAATGAGGTCTAGTTTACACGAAAAAATATTGATGTCAAGTTTCTATCGAGGTTTTATAACAACGATAATATTGTTAAATACGAACTATCGACCCCTGCCGGTTTTGCGAACCACCGCAGATCCCCCAAATCCCTTTTGAGGCTTGCCTGAGTTTCCCTGATTGGGATTGAATTTTCCTTGATTGTTAATTTTCTTGCGCTTTAAAATTTCGATAAGTGGGTTTGGTTTTTGATCGTTACTCATCAATGACTCCTGAATTTTCTAGAAATTGTAAAAGACATCCATATATACTTATCATAATTGCAATTTTCTCGTCATAAACGGTAACGCATGCCACATGCTTTGCTGCTATGTTGGAAGCAGCAGCAGTTTTTAACCAAAAATAGTAAGGACAACTGATTTTTTTACTGGACTCATTCAAGATATTCATACTTGTCTTGTCAATGTATTGTACGTTACTGATGGGAAAGTCATAGCCTTTGATTTCCGCAGCAGTGAATGCTGATCTACCCCAAGTTGTCAGTCTTAGACTACGTCCAGAACGGCCAGCATGCCAGTAAACTGGTATCATAATATCAACTACTTCTGACTTTAAAGGCAATCCTTTTGCCTTCAGAGTAGTTATTAGTAGATCTGTAATTTGATATTTCTGCTTGGTTCGATCAGTCATCTGGATAGACTTTGCGACCAGTGTTCATGAAAACGACGGTAAACTTGCCAGTTTTGAACTGAGCGTTCAACTTTCTGCACAAGTTTCTTGCGTGACCAGGATTTGAGAAACTAGTCTTTTTGTACTTAGGGGCAGCATCATTTGTCAGATAGTGCTGAGACTTAAGATTAATAGGTTGATCATCATAGAATATAGCCCATATGCCACTAGCTTCCACTACTTGTACAGCTTTGTAGGTATTCTTGTCTACGTGTTCAAGTATCAGTTTTGGCTGAGTTCGACTCACTTAAAATTGCCACCCTTAAGTTGTATTTGAATAATCTTTTCTTCCGAGTCTTTTTTTCTATTGTTATCGTATAAATCTGATATCAATTTAGTAATTTCATCTCGCAAACCTCTAGCTTCGCTCAGAGGCATTACCAGATCTTTAGTGTTTCTGCTTTCTAATAATGAAACTCGGTCGATAAATTTCTTGATATGAATCATATCAAGTATTTATAGCAGTTTTAGCCTCTTCTTCAGTTTTAAATGGACCTCGATAGGAATAACGTTGAATGAAAATATACTTAGGACAAAATTCAACGATGTCTGTACCAGATTGATTAATCACAAACCAGCCAGCAACATGATAACACTTGCTTTTTTCGGTCTGAGTGAATAGATGCAATTTCCGTGGTACGTCTAAAACTGAATTGTAAACATTTTCTGGGGTAGGATATTCAAGGTAAGGTAAAGAAAGAGGCTTCTTATTAGTTTTGATAGGTTCAAATCTAATTTTGGTCTTGGTCTGAATTTCATCTACTTTGGTAAAGTGTGTCAACTCACCGTGTAATTTTACTTCAAACCCAGATCCGTCGGCAATCACGTTGCCTACTTTATTTACGCCGTCTGTAACTACCCAATATTGATCTTTAATAATTGGTTTGGCAATAAGTGTCATGTGTTCTCCTTTAAAAATATTTTGAATAAATCTTTCTTATGTTGAAGAGTCGTTTCATTCTTTAAGAACTCCAGCATAACGGGAATTTAACCATCGTCCATAGTATTCTGCTTGTTCGTTGATCTTGTTCAGTTCATATTTTGCACAAAAACGCATCAAATGAATACCTACTTGAGGTATAATTGCTACTCTAAGTTTATCTCTGATAGATTGATCTATCTCACTTTTAATATCATCTGGTTGTGCGCTCAGATCAATCAGTTTTCGATTACGTTCGTAATCTTCTTTGACTTTGTGTTCTTTGCCTTCATGATCTAACCATTTCTGAAGCATTAGATTGTTCCAATTGAAACCTTGCTTTTCGCGATCTTCCCAGGCTTCAATTAGCCCTACTTTGTTTTTAGTTCCCTTTGTTCGAACGCCAGGATAAGCAGAAAATACATTATCCCCGCTGTCCCCGCGCATGCACTTTTCGAACAGAATAAATTGAGGATCGTTTAGTTTTTTGTGCTCGTTAGTTTTCTTATCAATAACTGACTTACCCTTATCGTCAAAATATCCATCAAGGGTAATTAACTGATTGGTGATGCCGTTATATTGTTGCACATTTGGAGCAATCAACTGAACAAAGTCAGTGTCGCTAGAAATAATATAGTGATGATCACCTGGATGAAGATGAATAAATCTGGCAATCAAATCATCTGCCTCAGCCTTCTGATATTGCAGAATCGAGCAATTGGTGCGTTCACGTAGATACTCAGCAAAGGCATCATACGTTTCCCAGAAGAGTTTGTTTTCTTCTGCTTCTTCCTCAGTCATTGCAGCCTCCGCAAGTTTGCGATGGGCTTTGTACGGTGTATAAATGTCCTTGCGCCAGCTTCGGCCTTCCAGACAAAAAACAACGTGATCGATCTTGAAATTTCGAACTACGAAATTTACAGAAGACATGGTCAAATGAAGGGCCATCCCAACCTTTTCCCAAGCAGTAGAGTTCTTGCTTGCGATATGTCTGGCTCTAAAAAACGTGTTTGCGAGATCGATTAATGCGTATTGCATAATTTACCTATACTGTGTTTATCAGCATAGTATAACACAACTATTATTGGTGTCAAGCTAAACTTAGCTTACTTCAGTACGGCCGTTTCCAATATCTTTGGATCTAATTACTCGCATATCAGATGCTCTATTTTCCGGGTCTGCTTGCTGTTGTTCGTACAATTCAAGTGCTACGTTACGGCAGATAGTCTGATACCAGCGTTCTACAATATCTTGATCAGTATCGTCTGATCTAATTTTATAGCCAGCTTTGATTAGATTTACTACGAATTTTTCATTCCAATCCATTTCGAAGGAACCGCTTGCCA